AGAAGTAGTTCCTGAATAGCCGTTTGTGTTATCGTAAATATTATCTCCAGTTACTGCAGATTCAATAACATATAAAGTTGTGTCTCCACTAATCGTTGGTGCAGTATCATCAGCAATAGGTATACCAACAAGTCCTGTATCAGTTCCGTTATTGTATGCATCTGTAACTGTAACTTCATAATAGTATCTATCTATGATATCTGAGTTTAAATATACACCTGATTTTCTAGTTACAACACCAGTAGAAGAAATACTAAATGCATCTTCATGTGGGTCAGAAGCTTGTGAAGTACCCGAATAAGAACCAGTTGCTACTGCAAATCCATCTAACTGAATACTATGTAATCTAGCATTAACAAAAGTGATTGTATCACCTTCAGGATCTGAAGCTGTAATAGTACCTGCTGTTGCTCCATCAGAACTATTTTCATTAACTCCTGATAGGTTTTGGTTATTAACTGTTGGCTGTACGTTATCTGTTACATTAATAGTTACAGGTAAAGTAGTTACTGCATTAGCATCATCTCCTGCTACAGCATGTTCATCTGAAGCTGTTATACTCATATTGTATTGAGTAATGCTTTCATAATCTAACGACGATGTTACTTGTCTTAGATCTACATATGTTGCATATTTAGTAAAACTAAAGTGCCCTCCTGCATCTGATTGAGAAGTAATAGTAATTGTATCGCTTTCTGCATCAGTAAAGTATATCCTACTAATTAAACCTGCAGATGCATTTTCATTTCTTGAAGTTGTAAATGATGTAATTTCATTTCCTGCTACAGAAGTCTCTCTAAAGATAGGAGCAGTGTTAGTTGTTACATCTATGTATATTGTTTTAGTCGCAGTCCCACCAACACTATCAGTTGCTTTAATAATTACTGGGTGTGCATCTGTTCCATCTCCTCTGTCATCAGTATTAAATGCTTCTGTTGTAGGTAATACGTTTAAGTATAGACTATTACTATTAATAGCTACAAATCCATCAGTATAACTATCATCTAAGGTATAAGTTACTGCCTGAGCTTCTGCATCTGAACCAGTAATAGCTGTAATTAATGAACCAGAAGGGGTAAACTCTGCAATAGTTTGATTACCTGTTGATATTGTAGGGTTAGTATTAGGGAAGAAGACTGCATTTAAAAAATCTTCTATTGTACCTGTACTACCTGGGTTAAAAGTGTTAAATAATGGATGTTCAGTATTTGATATTACCTTATTACCATCGAATGTGTTATTAAATGATGATAATTCAGTACCATCTGGGTTCATAAATTTAACTGAGCCAGAAGTAATATATAAATGCTGCCAAGGGGCTGTTGCTGATCCTAAATCATTAGTTGATTGTCCAGGTATAATACTACCTGATACTGTTTGTTGACCAATAAATGTATTTGAACCAGTTGTTGCATAAGAACCTGTCTTACTATTTAAACCAGATACATCAGCTCCTGCTGAAGATGTGACAAATCCTAAGTTACTAATCTGTAGTGAAGAAGAAATAGTACCAGAAGGTACAGAACCGTCTGATGCTGTTATAAATCCTAAAGCTTCTACTTGAGCAGATGAAGATAAAATACCTCCAGTAAGGCTAGTCAAATAAGAACTAGTAGCTGCTGCTAAATTATTAACTTGACTCTGTATAGACCCAGTAAAAGTCTTAAGAGAATCTACTTCTGTTTGTATTGAACCAGTAAATAAGTTTAATCCATTAACATCAGAGTGAGAGGATGTTAAAAATCCAAATGCTGTTATCTGAGCTGATGAAGATATAGTACCGGCAGGTATACTATCACCGGATGATGTTACAAAACCTAGATCGAGTATTTGCGCTGAAGAAGAAATCGTACCAGACGATACTACTCCACCGCTAGATGATGTTACAAAGCCTAAACTTGATATCTGTAATGATGAAGATATAATTCCAGAAGGTATATCAATTAATTCTGAGTAAATACTTCCGGTTATGAATCCTAAATTAGATATTTGTAAAGATGATGAGATAGTTCCCGAAGAAACTGATCCTGTATCACCGCTAACAAAGCTACTTGTAATAAATCCTAGTGCTTCTATTTGTACTGAAGAGGAAATTATACCTCCAGGTACATTAGTTAAGTTTTCCCAAGCAGATGAACCAGAAAATATATGACCTCCTAATGCTACTACAGCATAACCAGTAGTTAAAGAGTCAAAAGTTAATTTTACTGAGTTATTATTAAGTATTTGAACTGAGCTTGGAATAAATTGGTATCCGCTACCATTATATGCAGTTACATTTATGTTTTGACTATTAAAGTTATGATCTACAGTTAATGATCCTGTATTATTAAAATCAGATTTAATAGAAGTTACTTGTCCTACTGATATATTAGTCAATCCAGAACCATCTCCGGAAAATTTAGATGCTGTTACTACAGCTGTTCCAAAATCTGTATCGGTATTTAGTAAGAATGATTGTATTTGTGCTGAGCTTGATACAATATTACTTGGTACATTAACTAAATCACTATAATCAGAACCGGTAATGAATCCTAACCCTTCTAATTGCACTGAAGAAGATAAAATACCACCGGGGACATTTGATAAATCGTTATATGATGCAATATTAGATGAAGTAACGAATCCTAAATCTAATATTTGTTGAGATCCTGATACTACATCTTTGTTAAATCCTAAATCTATAATTTGCTGTGAGCCAGATATAACATCTTTGTTAAATCCTAAAGCTTCTACTTGAGCAGATGAGGAAAGTACGTTTGAAGCATCGCTTTTTAAGAAGTATGAGCTAGTTGCAGCGTTTAATAAGTTAATACTACTGGTATAGCTCTCTATACGCTGTACTCTAGCGTCATTTGACGCAGTATATGCAAGCATAGAAGCAGAATGTATCCTTAACGTTCCGATATCAGGATCACTACCAGCAGATAAAGCATCTATTTCAGATAAAATGTTTCTTCCGTTGAGAGTAAGCTGAGATCCGGTAATGTTTAAGGAACCAGTAAGCGCTAGTGCATTTAAACCAGGTACCATTTGAGTTTGTACAACTCCTCCCTGTCTAAACGCTAACGAACCTGATATTTCGCCGGTGAACTTTGCCATTTACTTCAATTATAATATTATAAGCTTGAAAACTTGGTGAGAGTTCACCATTTAATATAAATAGACAGTTCTGTTAAAGATTTGTCTCTGTTTCAGCACCAAATCGTAATTCGGACTTAGTATAAAACTTCTTTGTGTTGTGAGGATGAGCATTTATAGCGTCTGTTATAATATGCCCTAATAAATTTATTTGAAACTCTGTCTTAACTATACGATCATTACCTTGAACTATCTCAGTAGATGTTGTATAATTATTAATCATAGCTCTAAATCTAAATTTGTCAGGATCTCCCCAATATGAATCAGAGGCAAAGTTGATTCCTTCAATGATTTTATTGTTTTGCTCGACATAATCTGTAAAGATAATACATGCATAAACAATATTTACATAATCAGGTATTGCCACTGCATAGTATTCATCTACAGACTGTCTGTTATTAAGTACAGAAAATCTGTCATATACATTCTTTTTTGAAAATTTCTTTTTAAATATACCGTAGTTAATTGGATTGTTACCATCTAACTTATTTCCTAGGTTTCTATTCTTTTCTAAACTATCTCTTCTAAATACAATAAGCGGTGCTTGCATTTTACCGTTTTTATCTCGGTAATACCCGTCTTTCTGCATGGCTGCCCACCTTTCTGGTGAACCATATACCAATGGAACGTTGATTTGTTTACCATTCTGAAAAACAGTGGGTTTTAATACTGAGTTAAAGTAGTAATATATAGATTCATCAATGTCTTTTATACCAACAACAAGGTTTTTAACCTCATCATTGTCTCTTGATACTTGATTAGCTCTATCTGTAGTGTCTGATGTGCTTGTATTGTTAATTATAGCACCATCAGTTACGATTTCTTGGCTAAGCTCTTCTTGAGACTTCGGTAATTGTGGATTTTCTGCCATTTTTATCTATTTACTGATTCTGTTATTCCTACTCTTTCAGCTCTTGTAAGATGACAATCAACTATTATTGATAAAGATGATCCAAACCCGCTAGCATAGCTAGATAAGTTGTATGATTTATCTCTACCTAAGAATAATGTATTCTCTCTTACAGTATCTACTTCATAGAAGTCGTTATGCCATTCTACAACGTCTCCTACCTCAGGAACTAGGTTAGAATCCACTAGATCCTGTCTAATAAAAGCAAAAGATGCTGATCTACCTAAATCAGGGCCAAATTCCTGTACATCATATACTTGATCCCCTCTAGTAATTAAACAATACATTTTAATTGCATTCCAATACGATTTTTGTAGTGATTCTCCGTATAAATTAACTTCTAAATCATCTAAACTTAGTTTATGGTATAATACTTCCTGTTCTACTATATCTTTTAGTAGTTCTCGGTTAATATTAACCAGTAAATCAAAATCTCTATTAGAACCAAACAGCATTACTTCTCTTCTATTGTGTTATCTCCTATTTCTACCGCTATCACGTTACTATACTTAGCTACTGCATTAGTTTTAAACGCTTCAAACGCCTCTTCAGGAGTTTTTTGTGTTATTAATTTTACTTTATAGTTAACTTTACCAGCATCCGCATTAGCACTTGCTTTTGTTACTGTAGTAACACCTGGTAATGCTCTTAAAGCATCATCATACCCTTCTGCTCCCTCTTCTCCAAAGGTTACCTGTACCATACCTTCGTATGACTTGTAATCTATCTCTAATATGATGTTAGTTAGCTTCATTATCCTATGTATATTGTCATTGGAACAGATTTTAATGTATTTTGAACGTCTTCTGCTTCTTTAGCTTGTGCTTCTAATTGTTTACCTCTTGAAGTAGAGTCTAACATCTCTCTTAAACTTGTTAAAAGTGAAGTTTTCTCTGATCTAGCATCAGTTAATAGGTCTGCTTGGTTCAAAGTAGCTTCAGAACCTGGAACAGGTACTACTTGGTACTTACCTCTTATGTATGCTAGTAGTTCTTTAGCCAAAGCTAAGGTATAATTAAAGATCCACTGACGTCCTACACTGTTTATATGACTATACTTAGGGTTAGAATAAGGTACTTCACCTACATTCGTGATAAGGTTAGTATTTGAGTTGTAGTTAATAGCGTTTTTATCATCATTTTTATAATATTCAAACCATAAACTACCTGATGATACTGGGATTGGAAATAATTTAAGTTTATTATTAACTATTTCAAAAGAATATGCTGATTTTCTTACTTGATCGTTAAATTCAATAGCTTGAGTCTTTAACATATCGTATGAAGTAGGCATTAATAAGAAATTAACTCCTGGGCTAAAGGAAGCAAAATCAAAAGCTGTTAATAATGACTGAACTCCAGTACCAGTTCCTGCATAAGGATCAAAATATCTTAAAATAGCAGGTGGAGATTCATAAAAAACTTTTCTAACTTCTATTCCTCCTGTTATTCCGTTGTCTGTAGCCCATTGATCAAGGTCATATTCTTGTCTAGAACCAGTTATATCTAAGGAACCGCTATATTTAGTAACATTACCACCTACTCCTGTTTCAGTACCGTAGTGTTTAGAGATTTGAATAATACGATTCAGTGTTGGATCTGTTAATTGATTGTTCATAGTACTACCGGTACTAGATCCTTCTAAATTTAGGTAGTTTTCTCTAATTTTATATTGAAATACTTCGTTTCCGTATGTAGTAACAGCTTCTTCGAAGCATGCAAAGAATGATTCATTCTGCAACTCTACATCCATAAGTGGATATCCAAGTCTAGTCCCACAAAACTTAGCTACTTTTACTGCATCAGTTTGAAAGTCGCTATCAGTATCGTAAAAACCAAAAGGAGTATCACCTTGGCTGAATGTTGCGGTACCATTCCATATAGTTACGTTCGCCATTGTCTATATTTTCTTATAAATAGCAGTTAATCTCTGTTATAAAAACAAAAAGAGGGCCGAAGCCCTCTCTCTTAGTTTAAAGGTGTGCACTATTAATTACTTATTATTTTTAAGTATGTGATATAATACAAATGCACCTACTAATCCTAGTAGTCCTTCAGCGCTCAATGAGCCCAAAATTGCCATAATGTTATCTACTACAGATACTTCTGGCCAGAATGGGATGTCCATTCCTTTGAACAAGACTTCAAATACTACTCCAAGAGCAATAAATGAGATACCAAGTTCTACGAATTTGTTGACCCATGAGCCAACTTTGTTTAATAAATCCATATAAAGGGGTTTTAGTTAGACAAAGTACAACTGTCCGACTTATATTTAGAAAGGAATTCCATGTATATAAATAGGCAAAAAAAAAAGAGGCCCGAATTGGACCTCTCTTTCTTATTAAACTCTAAAGGTTAATCTTAGATCTGATCAACGTCAGAAACATAGATTTTACCGTAGAATTCTGGTCTAATCATCTTCTTAGCGTATCTTGTCATAAGACCTTTTCTTGGAGTGAAAGTCTCAGGATCGTACACTAGAGGAGTCATAAGTAATGGTACGTAAGGAGCGTATACTGCACCAGCTTCTAGGAACTGAGAACCTCTAAATCCAGTTAGGATTACGTTTTCAGTCATATAAGGGTTTTTGTATACTTGGAATCTGTTAGCTAAGCTACCGATTCTTTGAACGCCCATTGCGAACTTCTCTTGGTTACCATCTGTAGAAGCAGCATATCCAGGAATAGATTCTAGGATTGTTGCAACAGTTGGAGAACAAACTAGGAAGTTAGCTCCACCTCTTAAAGTTTTTTGGTGAATCTTGTTAGATACTTTTTGGATTTTAGTACCTAAAGTCTGGAACCACTGTCCTTGTGTGTTGTAGAAGTCAGAAGTAGAAGTAGACCAAGCTGATCCGTCCCATACTTTGTTATTCTCAGCACTCCATCTTTCAGTAGTTCTTGCGCCATTCATTAACATATCTAGGATCTCAAGATCGATTTCCATTGAGATGTACTCACTTAATAGTGAAGTAAGTTCAGCCTCAGCGTCGATTGAGTGATATGCGTTTAAGTCTTGCGCAAATTCAGGAGTCCATTGTGCTTTTAACTTTCTAGTCTTAGCAACAATAGCTTCTGATTGAAGTTTAACATCAATCTCAGGGATAGTGATTGAAGTATCAACAGCTGCAGTAGAATCTGCTTCGAAGTCACCTCTATCATTTTCAACTGGTTGTTTGTGGTAGATTACTTTAACGTTATCAGCGTTGTTGATACCGCCAGAAGCGCTCTGTACAAATACTAGGTTAGATCCAGAGATTTTAGTAAATTGTTTGTGGAATGTTACTCCAGCAGCAGAACCTGAGTCTAATACCTCAAATGCTCTGATTCCTTCAACGTCGTATCCAGAGATAGAAGAAAGAGCTACTAATACAGCCTCATAGTCTCCTAATGTAAGACCAGCGTCAAAGCCTACGTCTTTCAATAAAGCAGGTTGTACAGTTGCAGCAACTTCATTACCAGTTACTTGGTTGATTGAGTAACCAAACTGTCCAGCTCCGTAAAGACCTCCAGATACATCAGTATCTGCAGTCATCTTTGTAGAACCTTCAGTTACGTTACCATATAGGTTGTCTCCATCGCCTCTTCCGTTAGTAGCAGTACCGTACTTAAAGTCTAAGTAAAATACTAGTCCTGATGGAAGGTTCATTGGCTGAACAGAAACGAAGTCTTGCGCTACGATTTGAGCGAAAACTTTTCTTACTAGTGGTAAAGCTACACCAGCCCATTGCTCACCTTGGCCACCACCGTGAGAAGCACCACCAACGTTAGTGTTGTTTGCTTCAGCAACGATTTGTTTAGCCTGGTTTTCAAGGACCATTGCCATATTAGTTTTAGCTTTCTCGTCAGAGATGCCTTCTAATAGACCAGATGCAGACCACTTTTCTGCTAATTTAGCAGCATCAGCTTGCATACTTTTGTAAGTATTCGAGCTTTCTAAAAGTTGGTTAATTTCCATGATTTTCAGTTCTTATTTAAAAGTTATTATTTAATAATTCCAGCTAATTTTTGCATTCTAAGAACAGCAGACGATACTTCGTTAATTACTTCTGGTTTACTTGCAGTAGTACCAGTAGCTTTTGAAGCTAGTCCTTTGCTCTCTTTGATTGTAGTCTCTTTTTTAGTAACTACGTTATCGCTAACAGTTTCGTAAACAAGTTTAACTTCTTTTACTGTTTCAGCTTTATCGAAAGCAGCAATGATGTTAACTTTTTGTGATTCACTTAGGTTGTTAGCTTTGAAAATTTTGTTGACGTAGAGTAATTTAGAGTTAAGAAGATTTACTTCATTAAGTTCTTTTCTCAAAGTCTCAATTGTTTCAAGAGCTTCTTCTAATTCTGAATTAGATTCTTCCTTAACATCCTCTTTAATAGTTCTATTAACGTTCTTCTCTGAAGTTTCAGGTTTAGAGTCTACTTCGTTTTGAGTAGGACCTTCAGTCACTTCCTCCATAGTTTCCTCTTCTGAATCTTCACCTTCAGTAACGTCTTCTAGTTCTCTTAAAAGTTCGTCAAGATCGATTTCTTCTTCGTCTTCACCACCAGCTAGAGGATCACCCTCTCCTGGTTCTTCTAAATCAGCTCCAGCGTCCATATCATCAGCAGGTAATTCAGCGTCAAGTTCAGCTTCACCACCACCCATTTCTTGAGCGATAATGTCTCTAATCATGTCTTTGAAATCTCCTACAGATAGATCTTTAAGATCTTCGTCTTCTGCTGGCTCTTCTTCAGATTCGATTTCGTCCTCTGGAGCTTCCTCAGGAGCTTCTTCTCCTTCATCGTCAGCTTCGATTTCGTCTTCCTCGGCTTCAGCTACTTCAGGAGCTGCTGTTAGATCTTCCTCTACTGTTTCATCGCTTTCAGATGCTTCACCTTCATAAACGTCTTCATCTTTGACGTCTTTTTCAGCTTTAGCTTCTTCAACTTCCTCTTCGTTTACTACTTCTTCTTCAACAGATGAATCTTCCATCTCTTGTAGTTTAGCAGCTAACATATCTTTTAGATGAGGAGTTAAAGACTCTTCTAGTGCTTCTTTAGCGTTAGCAATAGCGGCTTCTCTTACAGACTTAGCTTCAGCAATAGCTTGCTTGAATAAATCTTTGTTTGCCATTTTTAAGTTAATTTTGGATTTCTACAGTTATTAAGAACTGTAATGGGAAATTTAAAATAAGTTATAGATACAGTATAGATCACTGTATATTCTTATATAAATATATACCGTTTAGGAAAACCGGAAAAATAAGTAACTATCCAGCTAGATCTTCAGCTGCGTGTTTGATTAGGTTATTGACCTCTACTCCTTTTATAAGTGATTTAGCAGTATAACCAGCACCTGCTGCCCATTTTGTTTGTTTGAGATATTGTACTGCTTCTATACCAGAAGAACCTGCCATTGAAAATATTACTAGTGCGTAGAGTATTTTAGATATTGCTTTCTTTTTTTGCTCATCTTTAACAAAAAATCCAACAACACGTTTTATAGGGGACATAAATGCTTCTTCATTATTGTGGGTAAATTTTTCCCACCAAGAAGCACTTTTCATCATTTTTTCTGACCCAAACTTTTTAGCAAGATATTGAGCCATTTTAGATAACATATTAGCAACTGTATTAGAAAGTAAGATAATACCGAGAACACCAACTATACCGGCAGCTTCTTCGATATCATCTTTTTCTTTCTCAAGCTCTGCCTCAACAGCTTTAGCCATCTGAGCTCCTAAGTTGCCGATTTCCGGAACTTTAGTCTCAAGTTCTTGTTCTAATATGATATCAGAAAGTTTCAATTTACTTTTTCTTTTTCTTCCCGTGTGTATGAGATTCAGAAGTAATAACTTTTAATTCGTTAACTGGGATATCTTTAACTTCCCCGCCACTTTTGAAGAATACATCATAATGAGTTACTTCAGCATTGCCATCAGTAGTTTCTACTAATGTATGTTGTCCTTCGATACATACTCCATATCCGTAAGTTTCATGTACAACGTGTGCTGCACAGTCATGCTTAAACCCAGGAGCTGTTTCGTCAACTTCTTCCTCGTTTACTTCTTCTTCGTTAGTTACTTCTGTTTTTTCTTGTACTTTTTTTGATTCAGCTAAAAATTTTCTTAAATCAAATTCACCGTAATGTGCCATATCTATATTATTTAATTTATGCTCTTAAAATATCATTTATAATTCCGTCTAAGTTAGCATACTTAGATACTTTTACCTTACCTTCGTTTAACGCTACAGGATTCATAAATGCACCATGCGTAGATGGATTTGAAACAAAGTCCCAGCAAACAAGTTCAAAGTCGTCTTGAACCTCTAACTGCCCTTCATTAGTTTGTTGAACTGACCCAGTACCTCTTGAAGAGATACCAATTGTATGACCAGCTTTCATAATTTCTTTTACAATGTTACCTGCTGGTGTGTTTAGTAGTTCTACACGTCCCATAAGGTCGTCTCCCTTCCACCATAGGTCTTTTACTATATGTGAGGCGTTCTTAAGAGAGACAACGGGAGATTCAGGATGATCCAGTTCTCCGTATGCATTACCGTTCTTAACAAATTCACTCAGATATCTCTTAGATTCTCTCTCTAAGATTGGTTTTGCATATACTCTACCGTTTTGGTTTTGAGCTTTGGCTCTTTGCATAACACCTTCTACCTCGAATACTCCAGGTCTTCCTTTAGCTTCTTTTATGGTAGCTCTAAATGGTGTTACATCTACTAATAGTTGTGCCATATTTTAAATATTTGGTGTATACACAGTCTTTTTAGGTTCTGGTGAAAACTCGTCTTCTCCTAATGGTCTTTCACCTGAGTTATGAGCATCTACATCTGCTTGAGATAATA